TCAGCGGCGGAGCGCCCGGCCGGCGATATCGGAAACCGTCTCGCCGGATGTCTTGGCGCCGATGTCGGCCCGGTCGATCTTGGCCCCAAGCGTGGCAACGCCGAAGCCGCCTGCGATCAGGCCCCAATTCTGTGACAGCGCGCGGATGAGCGAGACAACGGACAGATCGCCGACCGCCCATTGTGCCAAGGCATCGGCCAGTCCGCCGATTCCTGCGGCAACACCCAGCGCTTGCGCGCGATGGCTCCGCAGGAAGCCGCCACGAATGAGGGCCCAGAGCTTGAACATGAAACCTCCAGCGTGCCGCGCTCGCGCTCAAGCAGGCCGAAGGCCGATAGCGCATCAATTTGAGAATCGAAACGCCGCCCTTGGGCGGCGCTTCGATCGGATCAGTCGGTCTGAGTTCGGCTAGGATTCCGGCTGCACCTGCGGCTCGACCGGCACCGGCGCCGGCTCATTGACCGCCGTGGTGTGGGCCTTGATCGCCTCGGAAAGCGCCGCGTCGTTGGCGCGCAGCGTGTCCACGAAGGCCTGAAGCTCGTCAGGATCGGCGCCGCTGTTGATCAGCTCCTGCACCTTGTCGGCGAGTGTGTTCACTGCCACCACGGCGCTTTGCGATACCGAGGTGTTGTTCGCGAGCTCAGCCCGCATATCGTCAATCCATGCCATTTCGATCACTCCTTCCGCTTCGATGATGTCGAGTTTCTCAATCAAAAGATCGAGCTTGCGGTTCATGCGCCGCAGCTCCTTCAACAAGCGAGTTTGCATGCGTGCCTCCTCGCTATGCGGCTTCATTGCCGGAATGGGAAGTTCTGCCGTGGTTAGGCGCCGTGGATAGGAAGAACCGTCGCTAGCCTCGCGGCTCCTTCGCGCGCCAGCGCTGGAGGTATTTCAAAAACACCAACCCGAAGGAGCCAAGCCCGGTAAGAAGACCGACGCTGAGCGTCGCCACCTGCAGCCACGGCACCAGATTTGATGGATCGACCCAGGCGATCACGCTCGGATCGGCAAGCGTCGCCGAGACGATCGACACGCCGGACCCAGCGCCACCGATGGCGGCTGCCTTTCCCGAGCTGACGTGCTCGGCGGCGCGATAGATCGATCCGCAAAGCTGCATTTGCGTCAACCTTTCTGAACAGATTTTCGGCTGGTCGCGCGCAATCGCGTTTAAGCGCTCAATTGGGACGCCCGCATTTCGCCTATGCGATCTTCGGCCCGGCAAGCTCGATCCAAAGCCGAGTAAAGGTCACCAACCCCTCCCCTCCGCTTCGCTCCGGTTTGTTCCGTTCGGGCGAAGCAGAAGAGAGCGGCTTCGTCGCGCTTTGAGTGAAGCTTGGCCTCGGCCTTGCGTCCGGCATTCGCGCCGCTCGTCCAGGTCAGCAGCCCGCGCGTAAACCAGTCCTCAGCGAAGGCGCCGAGGCCGGAGAGGGTGAAATTCCGCTGATCGGCGACCGCGGTCACCGCGCCGGTGCCTCTGAACGCAGGCACATCGAGATCGATGGTGCAGCGCTGATCGCCAAGGTCCGCATCGCAGGCGAACTGGATGATGCGCCCCTTCGGCTGGTTGAGCTCGTGCGCGAGCCCTCTCACCTCCGCCTTGAAATGCGTCGCCCCGCGCGAGACCTCGCCGATGCTGCCGGTGCGCATCAGCACGCGCCGGCTCAAATCCTGCCAGTTCACGCGGAAAATCTCGATCGACGCGTTGTCGTAGAGGCCCGCTGCGAGATCGTCCTCGCTCAGGCGGTCGGAGGTGATGGCGCTCTCGACGTCGAGATTGTCGACGTTGAGGCCGACGCTGCCGGCGATCTCCGTCGCCGTGAAGCCGCTCGCCGCCTCGAAACTGGTGCCGTCGAAGGCGAGGTCGCGGTCGTGGTCGGTGAAGCCGAGCTTCGTCCCGTCGTTCCGCGTGAGGCGCCAGCACCAGCAGAGCGTCGTGGCGCCAGAGTCGAGATGGCTCTGCAGGCCGACGGGTAGAACCCTCACAGCCTCACCTCCACGATGGGAATGTTCGGGATGCTGCCGGCCTCGATCAGGGAGAGATTGACCTCGAGCCTGTCGCTGTCGAAGCGCACCGGCACGTCGAACTCGAAACCCGCGGTGACGCCCTGGCCCATGGCCGGGATGTTGCCGCCGGTGAAGGTGACCATGCCCGTGGCATGATCGACGTTGAAATGGGTCACCACCGTTTTCTCGACCCCGGCGACGGCGACGCGCACGCTGCCTGCGACCGGCTTCTTGATGTCCCGCGTCCACGGTGCGAAGGTCGAGCCGTAGGTCTTCACGAGCTGGAACGTGGCGGTGACGCCGTTGCCGGTTCCGATCGCCTGGTCGAGCGCGGTGACGCTGACATTCGGCGCGGCGGATTTGTAGTCGGACCAGTCCTTCCAGCGGAAGCCGTGGAAGCGCCCGCGCCGCTCCTCGAAGAAGGCGATCACCGCATGGAGATCGTCGACGCGCTTAATGCCGTAGCCTGCATTGTAGCTGCGCTTTGAATCCGCCCAGCGGCTGTTGCGCTCCTCGGCGCCCGAGCCGAGCACCACGATCTCGGTCCGCCGCTCGGGTCCGCCGGTGGCGCCGAGCGAGATCCCGGCCGGAAAGCGCACTTCATGAAATGCCATTGGCTCGGGTCCCGCTCTCCACTCAATCCAACCTTCGTCATGCCCGGCCTTGTGCCGGGCATCCACGACTTACATGTTCAGCCAAAGACGTGGATGGCCGGGACAAGCCCGGCCATGACGAATACTTAGAATTGAGGAGCTGCTTACAAATTCCGTGCGCCACGGCCGACAGCCCTGTTCAGCATGGCCGCGATCTGCCCTTCGGAACGGCGGAAGCTGTCAGCGTCTTGCGTAGTCACATTGAACGTTACGTTGAACGAACCACCGCCGCCCTCCGCCCTCACGCCGAGCCTGCCGTCGGCGCCGCGCGACAGCGGCAGGATGGCTTCCGGCCCAGCCTCGCCGGCGATGCCGACATGCCGCGTGCCACCAAGCGGAAAGGCAACCGGCGAGGCGATCACCCCGCCGCTCGCGAACGGCACCTTCAGCGCGGTGCCGAACATCCCTGCGACGCTCTTGCCGAGCACCGAGGTGATCGGCGCAAGTGCGGCCTCGAGCGCATGCGACGAGAGCGCCAGCGCCAGCGAGCGCAACACGTCGGCGAGCGAGCGGCCTTTGCGCGCCGCGTCGGAGAAGGCGCGGGTCAGGTCGCTTGCGAATCTGCTGCCGAGCCGGCTCGCCTCGCTGAGTTCCTTGCGCAGCGGCGCTGATCGGCGCTGACCGTGACCTTCCAGCCGTCAATCGTCTCGACCATCACTACCTAACCATCCGGAAATTCCGCCATAAGCGCCACGAGATCGGAACGCGTCATTGCCGGCACCATTGCGACAAGCCCAAGCGCGCCACGCAGCGCCGCATCGAGCTCGCGTGGCGTCATCGACCAGAAATCGCGAGGCGCAAGCCGCAACATGCCGAGGCCCGCGGTCATCGCAGTGTCCCAGGGAAAGGGCTCGGGCGGCGGCCGCTCGCTCGGGCCTCATCTCGCGGCGGGCCGCTCCTCCAAAGGGTCGCCCCCCTCCCCTGGCCGAAGCGCGGTGAAGGTCGCGGTGAGCAGCCGCGCCACGATATCGACGAAGCCTGCCGCGCCGCCTTCGCTCTTCATCGCAGCAACCGCCGCGTCGTCGAGCTCGTAGCCCGCGCCGCGGAGCCCCGCGCCGATCATGCGGATCGCATCCTTTGCCGCGATGCGCCCGGCCTCGAAGCGCTCGGCCACGGCGAGCATGTCGTCCTCGCCGAAGGCATGCTCGAGCTCGGCGAGAGCGCCGAGCGTAAGGCACAGGCGATAACTCTTGCCGTCGAGGATTGCCTCGATCTCACCGCGATGCCGATTGACCATGGCTCTCTCCCTTTTGTTACGCCGCCGCCGCAAAGCTCAGCGCGCCGGCGGACTCAAGTCCCATGTCGAAACTGACCTCGCCGTCGTGCTGGCCGGCATATTCGAGGCTCGCGATCTGAAACGGCCCCTCGACCGTGCCGAGCTCAGGCACGATTACCTGCCAGTCCCGCACCGTGCCGTTGAAGAAATACTGGCGCACGGTCTCGTCGGTGCTCGCATCCTTGAAGATGCCGCTGCCGGTGATGCGCGCGGTCTTGACGCCGGCGCCGTCGAGAAGCTCGCGCCAGCGCCCGACCGACTCGGTGTCGGTCACGTCGACAGTCGCCGCGTTGAAGGCGAGTGTGCGGGCCCGCAAACCGGCGCCCGTGACGAAGCTCCCTGCCCCATTGGTATCGACCTTGAGCAGCAGGTCCTTACCCTTCTGTGCCGTCATGCGAGATCCTCTCGTTCAATTGATGCGCGCAAACAAAAAGGGCGGCGCGAACGCCACCCTTAACTCTCAGAGCCGTCATGGCCGGGCGCGACCCGGCCATCCACGAATGTCGGCGGCACTAACTCTCAGGCTCTATGCCGGCGCGGCTCGCCACCATCTTTCGCAGCCGCACGCGATCCCTGGTCGAGACGCCGAGCAGCTCGGCGGCCCGCCACACCAGGTTCGACTCGAATTCATGCACCACGCCATCGGCCATGGCCATTTCCCACAGCATCTCGATGATGCGCTGGCGACCCTCCTGGTCGAGCCCGGCGCAAAGGACGCTGGTGAAGCGGTAGAGATCGACGGCCTCCTGCTCGCGCGCTTCGGCCTCGCGCATCAGCCGGCGCGTCTCCTCATCGCCAAGCGCGAAGCGCTCCTGCAACAGGATCTTCAACTTGCGCCGCTCTTCGCCCGCGACCTCGCCGTCGATCACCGCGGCATGAACCAGCAGCGCCGCCGCTGCGAGCCGCATTTCGTCCTCGCGCAAATTCCCGGCGCGCGCCTCGTGGTTGGTGAGGCGCTCGAAGAACTCGGTCAGTGTCGTCCATGGTGCCATCGTCTTGCGCAGAGCTCCGCCCCGTTTGCGAGGCGCATCCTATAGCGCAAGCGAAGGCAGATCGCGACCCATTGGGTGCGGCAAGAGACGGCAGAATTTGGAGGTAGAACCTAAGCTGCTTGGGCCTGCGAAGGCTCGGTCACGGCGCGGTAGCGCACGATGCCGTGAAACGTGTCGCCGTCGGGATCGGGGCGCGCCTCGGAGAATTCGTGGCGGAGATTGACCAGCTCGTGATCGACCAATGTCACCGGCTGGTCGTGCAGGGTCGACTTGATCGCCTCGATGATGTCATGCACCTGCTTCTTGCCGCCGGTTCGCGACCACACGTGGAGGGTCAAGAGGTGCTCTGCCCCGTCTTCGGTGCCGGTGCTCCAGTCGCGAACAAGGCTCTGGCCGAGGCTGATGAAGGGATAGCTCGCGGCTTGTGGGGGATCGTCGTAGATGCGGGTGCCGCCAAGCAACGCGCCGAGTTCCGAAGAATTCGCCAGCGCCTGGTAGATGCCGCGTTGCAACGACCAACCCGTGCTTGCCGTCATAACAGGTCTCCATCAACCACTGTTAACGATATGGGGTGGCGGGGGGCGCCCTTCAATGCGATTCGTGCCGCCCCATGATCAGACCTTGGCGGCCGCCTTCAAAGCCGCCGCGATAACCTTTCTAACCGCATGGTTAATTCCAGGTAAACGAGCGTGCAAAGCTGGGACAAGCCAGGGCGAGGCGCGCATCCGGCTGGTGCCGAACTCCACGAAAAATCCCGCCGGATCGTCGGTCCCGACCGCATAGGCCGGTTGATCGTCAGTCCCTAACTCCATGATTTTCCGTTCGGGTTGTGCTCGGTCAGCCGGGCCCTCGCCTCTTCGGCGACAGCCTCGGCCTCGGTGCGGAACGCCGGCTGAAGGTCTTTCAACTCGCCAAGCGCCGCAAAGCGCTTGCGCAATCCATCGAGGCCGCGAATCTCAATCGGCGACGTCATAGCTCGCGCTCCTCGCACAAACAATTGAGCCAGCACTTGCGCTCCTCGACGTCGATCACCGAGACGATGTGGAAGATGCGTGTGCCCTTGCGGAAACGCATCGCCGGCACCACCCCTGCCCGGTAGCGCAAGCTCACCTCGTGGGTGATGCGGCCGGCAAGCCGGTCAGCCTCGTATCGCTCATCGCCGCCGATGGGACGGAGATTTGCGGAGAGCGTCGCCACCGTGACCCAGCTTTCGGTGAAGCCGCCGCCTTCATCGGCAACGCGGGAGAGCTCTTCGAGCGTCAGCCGGTGGCGCAGATCGCTTGGGCTCACCTCGGTCATAGCCTCACCCGCCGATAGGGCAAGAGCAGGCCTGCGACCGTCGCCGGCACCTCCTGTGGAGCCACGCCGAGCACCACCGGCTCGCGATGCTCGAACCAATGGGCGACGAGCAGCTTCAGCGCATGGCGGATCGGCGCGGGCACATCGCTCGCTTCATCGCCATAACCCGCGGTGAACGCCACCTCGAAAGCATTGAGCAGCCGCGCCGGCGAAAGCTGCACGGCGCCAGCCGACAGAACGAACCGCGCCGGCTCCGACAGCACGTCGACGGAATAAGTCTCGCTGTTCACTTCGGTCGGCGCGTCATCAGGATCGTAGATCCTGACCGCCGTCACCGCCTGCACCGGCTGGATCGGCAGCACGATCGTGCCGCTACGCGGCCAGCCGTCGAGATAGAGCGACCAGCTCTCGGTGATCAGCGCGAGCGACAGTGTCCGCTCGACGAACATCCGTGCCGCGGCGATCAGCGAGGCGAGCAGCGCATCCTCGTCGTTTCCGTCGATTCGGAGATGCGCCTTGGCTTCGGCCAGGCTGATGGGCTCGGCAGAAGGAGCCGCCGTCATCACAAGCGCCATTGATGATCCTCGAGCAAATTCGCGCGTTCAAGCAGCGAAGCGCGTTTGCGGATTAGGCCAGGGGCCGATAGCGCATCAACAATCGCGCTCAAGTAGCGCGAAGCGCGGTAGCGCAAAAAAGAAAGTGGCGGCCGCGCCCGCGTGGGAGGGGCGCTAAGGCGCAGCCGCCGGCCCGGCCAGGCTTTACGAAGTGCCGAACTTCAGAAGCTTGATGGCGTGGAAGTCCTGCACGCCGCCGCCGACGCGCTTGGTCGTGTAGAACAGCACGTAGGGTTTAGCGGAATAGGGATCGCGCAGCACGCGGATGCCGGCGCGATCGACCACGAGATAGCCGCGCTGGAAGTCGCCGAAGGCGATCGAGTAGCTGCCAGAGGCGATGTTCGGCATGTCCTCTGATTCCGCGATCGGATAGTTCATCAGCGTCGGCGAGAGGTCTGCCCGCTCCGCCGGCTGCCAGATGTAATTGCCATCGGCATCCTTGAACTTGCGGATGGTGGCCTGCGTGGCCCGGTTCATCACCCAATGGGCGTTGGCGCGGTAGTCGGACTTCAGCGCGTAGATGAAGTCGATCAGATCGTCGCTCGGGTCCTCCGCATCGAAGGCGCCGTCAGTGCCGGTGGCGACATAGCCGATATTGCCCCAGCTCCACGAGCCGTTGGCGACCTTGGTGTAATCCAGGAAGCCCTTCGGCTTGTTGGTGCCGTTGCCTGAGACGAAGGCGGTGCCTTCCTGCTGGGCGAAGGCGACCTGCACTTCTTCCGCCAGCCACTCATCGATATTCACCGCCGAATCGTCGAGCAGCGTCTGCGTCGCCGACGGCATGGCGTAAAGCTCCATGGTCGGGAAGGAGAGCTCGGCGAGCGTCGGCGAGTTGGTCTCCGGCCGCGCCGCGGTCTCTGCCACCCAGCCCGTCGTCGGGCCGGTGATGGCGAACGGCTTCTTGTAGACGGAGCCCGACACCTGGCGGATGCCGGCGATGGCACGGATCGGCGAGACGTTGCGCACGGCGTGGTTGACGGCGCGCTCCAGCTCATCGGGCACGAGGTAGCCGCCGTCGGCGTCGGTGCCGACCGAGAGCGCCTTGGCCTCCAGATCGCGGAGCTG